ACTTAAAAAAAAGTTTTTTTTTTTTTTTTCTTTTTTCGTTTCTTTTCGGGTTTTTCTCTTTTTTCGTTTCTTTTCTTTTTTCAATGAGAAGCATTCGACAAAACTCGCTGAACCACCTTAACGACTTGAGAGTGTTGCTTCTGGCATGATGCGAGTATCAGATCTTCTTGACGACGACACATCATACAAGAACAACCACAAGCAAGACCTGATTGAGGAACAAAATTACAGGGTGCTTTCCTTTCCCGGATCCCCTTTTCCAGACAGACTGAAAAAAGGTTCATGAGTCCCTCCTTGTCGTCAACAAAGTTGGACAGAAAGAACCTCACCGCGACCATTGGTGATTGTCCTTTCTGACTCACCTCCTCAGACAGTTGCAAGAGTATCTTGAACACTGGGTTTCCTTTCTCAACACCAAGGGTTTTGAGAAATGCAACAAGCATCATCTCCAAGACACCGATGGTGAGTGTAGGCGCCATGATGACAGTTATCGGATGACAACTTTGTTATCAAATATAATATTACAACTAAATTAAAATATAACATAATATAATATAACATAATATAAATTGATTAATTAATATGGTTTTAAAGAAATTAACAAAAACCAAAAAAACATCTCTATCAAGTAAATCAACTAAATCAACTAAATCAACTAAATCAACTAAATCAACTAAATCAACTAAATCAACTAAAAAAAGATTAAGTAATAGAAAAAATGATACAAAAAATGATAAATCAGAGATGGATGTTCATCAAGTTATTAAAGACAATATAGACCATATTGGTATTTTAGACCCAGAAGGTGTAAATATTAATCCATTAACTGGAAAAGAATATCAAAATATTTATAAAAAAGAAACTAAAACAATAAGTGGTGAGGTTCTTCCTTCTACTTATTCCAACTTATCAAAAATATGGGTTCCTAAATTAGTTTATAAAAACCGACACCAAATTATAGATGGTATTAGAGATAATCAAATTGTATTAGCAACTGCTGGAACTGGAGTAGGTAAAACATTATTAATACCTAAATTAGCACTCCACGCCCTTGAATATCAAAAGAAAGTAATTGTTTGTCTTCCAAAGAAAATTATTACTAAAAATACTGCTGAATTTGCGGCCAGAACATTAGATGTTGCTATAGGTGAGGAAGTCGGTTATTATTACAAAGGAACCCGAGTGATGGATAATAATGGTAAAAAGAGTATGTTAATATTCACAACAATCGGTTCTCTTATTTCTCGTATAACTGGTAATGACCCTGAATTGGTAGATTATGGGTGTGTAATATTAGATGAAGCTCACGAAACAACAGTATCAAACACATTAACTTTATTATTAATGAAAAAAGCTTTGATGAAAAGGAAGGACTTAAAATTTATAATTATGAGTGCTACAATAAATTTAGAAATATTCCATAATTATTATCCAAAGAAAGATTACAAATTTAAAGAAATAGATGCTGGAACAGAAACATCATATAAAATAAAAGATTTATATTTAACTGGCAAACCCTTAGATTGGTATTCAATCGCAACTGAAATCGCATTTAAATTATTAAAAACAAATGACGAGGGAGATATAGTTATATTTGGAAAAGCAGGTGGCGATTCAAATAAAATATGTACCTCATTAGATAAAGAAATAAACAATCATAATAAAAACAAAGATAAAAACAAAGATAAAAAAGAAGATAAAAATGATATCATTTTGTTTTGTACTAAATTAGCAAGTGGAATTACAACTAAAGATGAAAGATTAGCAACAGATGAAAAAGCATATATGTTAGAAGTAAATAGTAAAGGAAGCAATTACAATCGTAAAGTTGTTGTTAGCACAAATGTTGGTGAATCTTCTATTACAATTGATAATGTTAAATTTGTAATTGATAGTGGATTACAATATGAAAGTTCGTTTAACCCTTTGACTATGGTTAGATATCTATTAGAAACTGAGATTTCACAATCTTCTATATCTCAAAGAAGAGGAAGAACTGGTAGAACTGCTCCAGGTAGCGCATTTCATCTTTATTCCGAAAAAGACGAAAAATCAAGACCTAAATATCCAACTCCAGAAGTTCAAAAGAGTGATTTAACAGAAATTATGTTAGATTTAATGAGATTAAAATATATTAATAATGTTAAAGATTTAAAGGTTTTGTTAAATGAATTTATTACTCAACCGTCAGATAAATTTGTTAATTCTTCTCTAAGAACGTTACGACATCTACACGCAATCAGTTCAGATAATAATGATGGTATAATGACATCATTCGGAAAAGCAATCACACAATTCCGAGGGGTTAGACCACAATTTTCCAGAACAATTATATATAGTTATTTCTATAAATGTTCCAGAGAAATTTGTGATATAATTGCTATATCTATTATATCAGATGGACGAATGAATATGATATTTGAAGAATTTAAACCTGATAAAAAGAAAGCGGATGGTGTAAATAAAAAAGCAGAAAAAGAATACAATCAAATACGAAAAAGTATGACACATAAATTAGGTGATTATATGACTTGTTATACGGCATATCAAACTTATTTAAATAGAAAAAATAGAGGTAATCCAACAAATAATGATTCAACAAATAATGATTCAAATGATTCAAATGATTCAAATAAAGATTCCAAAAATAATGGTTTTGATGATTCTGGTATTATTATAGAAAACGAAGACAATCAAGTAGAATTTACAACAGAAATTAAATATAATAAGAGTCAAAGATTATTAAAGAAATGGTGTAAAGATAATTATTTAAAATTTAATAAGTTGCAATTTATTTCAAACACATCTAAACAATTAAGAGAAACATTAAAAAAATTAATTAGGACAAAAGCATTAAGAGATATTAAAGTTCCTGATTTACCAAAAGAAATCATAAATTTAGATGATAAAATAATGGCGACACTCGCAATTGGGGCTTCTACTAATATTGCTAAATTAACCAGTGGAGATATTTATATACCTTGTTTTCCAATAGAACCTCTTAAATGTAGATTTGATATGAATACAACATTAAAAAGCACCCCAGAATATGTATTATTTGATGAATTATTTAGTAATAATATGAATTCTAAATATGTGAAACTTAATATGGTTACTACAATACCGAGTAATATTGTAAAATTATTGAAGGGCAACAAAGATTTATCATCTTGTTTTAATGAGGAAAAGTTTAAAGAATATAAAAAGAAAAAAACATTCAAGAAGGAAAAGAGACAGGGAATGAGACAGGGAAATCAAAAAATTAAAAAGAAAACATTGAAGAAGTTTGGTAAAAAGGGAAAGAAATTAAAAAGATTTTAAAATGTTGATTATTCTAAAATGTAATATAATCTAATAATGTTTTTAAATCCATTTCACGATATTTATCTTCTCCTTGGTCAAACCTTTCTACTAAATGTTTTTTGAATAATCTAAGAACTTGTATATATTTTTGTCTTTCGGATACAGATATATCATTATTCCGTATAATTAATACATTTAAATTACGGTAATCATCAAGTGATAAACCTTCTAATGATTTGAAGAAAAACTTATGATTATCCGGTTTATTAGATATTTTAATTAAAAACTCCATTATTTTTTTCTGATTAACTGTCATATTACTTTCTTCAGTTTCTTCTCTTTTTTTAATTTCATTTTTATATTCGGATACTGTTTCTCTTTTTTGCTCTTCTTCTTCTTTATAGTAGTCTAATGGTTTTGTTATTTTTTCTTTTTTACCAGAATTTGTATCAAAATTAATATTATATTGTCTATTATCTTTAAAATTCAAAGAAATACCTTCTCCGGTAAAAGAGTTTTTAAGTGCTTCTCTGTCATCATTATCTAAATATGGGTCTAATACAGTATTTAAATCATCATCTGGTAAATCTATTTCTTCATATTCGATATTATCAATTTTTTGATAATGTTCTTTAGTTAATTTATGTTTATTATATTCCTTAATTGTATTAAAACCTTTATCACATAAAGAACATTCATATTCTCTTTCTATTTTCTTTGGTTTGCATTTTTTATTATGCGCTTCTAAGAATTCCTTTTTCTCAAACTTTTTAATACAATTATCACATTTATATGGAGAGATTAAATTAATTCTTTCCTGAAGTTTAAAAATATCATCTTGTGTTGCTTCAAATATACTCGTCATTTTATTTATTTAATTTATTTAATTTATCAAATTATTGTTTATTATTTATTAATATATCTTTTGGTTATTATAGATATAGTTTTTTTTAAGTTAATATAAACTATAAATGTAAAAAAAATTAAAATATTAAAAATCAATCAAAATAATATTAATAAATATTACATTATAGTTTATTAATTTTATTCAATAATGTATATAAATTTACATAAACTTCTCTATATATATGTTGTGATTTTAATTTTGATTTAACTTGATCTAATATTTCTATTAAATCATTACCATTTATACAGTTATCACAATTATCAATAATTTCATCATTATCAATAATTTCATCATTATTACCAGATTCATCATTATCAATAATTTCATCATTATTACCAGATTTATCATTATCAATAATTTCATCATTATCAATAATTTCATCATTATCAATAATTTCATCATTATTACCAGATTTATCATTATCAATAATTTCATCATTATCAATAATTTCATCATTATCAATAATTTCATCATTATCAATAATTTCATCATTATCAATAATTTCAGATTCTGAATCAGATTCCGTACTTACATGATTTTCATGATTTTTTATTATATTATCAAAATATTCTTTAATTTCCATCCATTTTTTATTTCTAAAATATTTTATGAATCTTTCTAGTTGTATTGGTATTTTACCATTATGTTGATTCTTATTTTCTTGAATGTTCATTAATTTATCCAATATATTATTTTGATATGATTCAATATCATATTCAATTGTTGAATGTATTAGCTTTGTTTTAATGTAAGATTCTTCATTACCTCTAGCACTTCCTGGTTTAAATCCATCAATTTCAACCAATGTAATTGATTGGTTGTTTCTAATAATATTAGTCAAGCAAAAATCTTTTCCAAAAGTATCCTTCCCTCCTCCTTTATCAGATATAAATTGTAGATCATATGGATGTAATTCATAAGACTCATCCGATATATTATCGTACTGAATATATTTTTTATTATTATTTTTATTATTATTTTTATTATTATTTTTATTATTATTTTTATTATTATTTTTATTATTTAAATTCATCTTATTCTCATTAAACATATTGTTATCTTTCCTCATTCCTGTAACAATTGTATAATAACCTTGTATATTTTGTTCTAAATTTTTTACTTTTTCTGAAGTAATTTTCTTAGGTTCTCTGGAATAACCTATTCCAACTTCTATAATTTCCCAGTATTCATTATTTCCATCATTATAAATAAATCTATCTCTATTTCTATTATCTATATAATGATCTATTCTATGATTAGATATTTTATTACCATAATAATTTATTTCTTCACTTCCAAAATAATCATATTTTAAAAGGGGTTTTATATTATTAAATGTTTTATATTTGTAACCCACATTTTGATGATATCTTCCGAATATTAAACTAAATTGATCTTTTAATGGGATGGTAACACGATCATCATAATCATATTTAAATTGATTTTTTAAACAATTATCAAACTCCATATTATACTCAAATCTTATTATTGTTCCGCTGCTGTTGTTAATACAACATTCTTTCATTAATTTATTATATTCTTTAACTTCTTTGGTTGTCATACTGCTAATATTAATTTTATTACTATATACTTCACTTTCCAATATATCTTTCCAATCTATAAAAATTTTATTATAAATATTATCTTTTTTATGAGTATATATTACAACTGAACTATAATTATTATTCTTTGATGGTTGTATAGTATTCGTTCTTTTCGATGATAATATCAGAGTTGCGGACTTGCCACCAATCCCTGAAACTCCCATAGATTTATCATTTTTATGATTTTGACGGTTTAAATCAAACATATTAATGCATTCGTTCTTATCCATGCCATCTCCATCATCTATTAAATAAATAAAATTATCTTTTACATAATAGATAACATTTTTTGCACCTGCATCTAAACTATTTGATATTAGTTCCGAACCGCAATTATCAATAGTTAGACCTTTTCTAGTCAAACTATATATGAGACCTGCCTCATTAATCGTACCTGCTCTAATATCCTCCATATTAAATTATAAATTTATATGCAAAAGTTGTAATAAAATATAAATTATAAAAACATTAAAATCAATTTTATAATCAAAATATAAATGTTAAAAATATTAGTAATAATACTATCTATAATACTATCTATAATACTATCTATAATACTATCTATAATACTATCTATAATACTAATCTTTTTTATTAACAACAGTAATAATATCATTAACTCTATTTAAATATGTATGTTTTTCTTTAACTATTTTCATTTGTTCTAAAATTAATTCTTTATTATTACGGTTTTTCATTCCAAAATGAAACAAATTTCTTTCATTATCCGAATAAATTACTTTTCCATCTAATAAATCATATACACTTTTTGAATTTGTAATACCTAAACACCCATAACTAATTGCTTTAAAAATACGACAAGGTATATAACCAATAGATTTATGACAAGTTCCATTTTCACCGTATTTTATTTTATTTAAATCGCCTTCTCCTCTAATATCCGGACAAATTACAGATTTTTTCATATATAATTTATTTTGATTAAAATCTACTGGATTTTTCCAAGGATTATTTACTTTAAATTTAATATTATGTTTTGTTGCTTCATCAGCAAATTTAAAAATATTGATTTCATTTGCTCCACCTACCGAACCTAAATAATAAATGGTATCTTCTTCTCTTTCAAAATAAATATCATTTTCATTAAACTCTTCAGGAAGTAAATCAGTTGCCCAACTTGTATATAAAGCTTCATAATCTAAATCTCTTGGGTTTTCGTGTTCTTTTCTTAATCCAGATGTATTAGTTAATTTTTGATAATAACTAACATCACTTAATTGTTCTACATTACCATTCTTCTTTTCTTCTTCTAATGAATACCAATAATTACAATCTTTAATACTTGAAACATTAAATCTAATATCAATTAATCTACAACCTAAATCTAAATATTTACTTGGGTTAATACACATATGAATAAAATAAACGGATGATGAATTTAAAGGTATTTTATTATCAACATAACCTTCGGAAATAAATAAAGTATTATTATAATCCATAGTTTCATTATAATTATCATTATCAAACCAATAAGTTTTATATCCTAATGATGTAAATGCTTTATGCCAACCATAATGTATATAACTATGTGTATGAGAGTATAATGGAAACCCCCAAATTACAACTTGTTTAATTTTGTCCATTTTTAAATATAAATTTAATAATATAAATTTAATAATATAAATTTATTCTTATACTCTTAAATATATTAACAATTATATTAAATATATAAATTGTATTGTATTGTATTGTATTGTATTGTATTGTATTGTATTGTATTGTATTGTATTATAAATTGTATTGTATTGTATTATATTATAAATGTCTAAGACAAGGGAAGGAAGAAAAAATGTATTATATAAATATATTCAATCAAAATGGGAAGTCCATTACTGGAATTTCCTAATGAAATATGAAAATAAAATAAATTGGAATTGGAAATGTATATCACAAAATCCAAATATTACTATGGATATAATTGAAAAATATAGAAATAAACCTTGGAATTGGAAAGGTATATCACAAAATCCAAATTTGACTATGGAAATGATTGAAAACAATCCAGATAAACCTTGGAATTGGTCTTCTATATCATCTAATCCA